TACATCTTGGGTTGAACGCAGTAATCTGTCTAATGATGGGCGTAACTGGTCATCAGCGACACCTGTTGCACGTTGTGTTTTATCTATGTAATCCTCAGTGGATTTGATTTGGGCATCAGTTGCTTTAGTAACATTTCTTAATGTTTGAGCCAATTTAGATGATGCTTTTTCATCATCAATTGCTGCTTTAACTGCATCTATACCTATTGCTACAGCTGCTGTTGCACCGGCTACAGCTAGTCCTGCAAATGCTTTAGCTGCTACGCCTGCAGCACTACTCAATTGCTGGCTAAATGTTTTTGACTCATTTTGTGCTTTATTTAAACCACTTGTAAATTGCTGAGTGTCAGCCAATAATGCTAATTTTAATGTCCTAATGTCAGCCATTTAAAGTCGTCCTTTCCATTCTTTCCTAATCATCTCATATCCTTGTAGCCAGCGTTGTGTTATTTCATTTTGCATAGCCTTAAGTGTTGGGAATATAAAATAACCTCTATTGCCTTTGCCCTCGCGTGGTGAGCGTGGTGGGAATCTACGGCCACCATTTGCAAAACTACTTGGGCCTCCAAATTCTGCACCAAATAATAATTGGCCATATCTTGCACCACCTCTAACGTTTGCATTACCTGCACCACCAATAGTAAAATTAGGTGCTTTATCGCCTTTATTAATTTTGATTGAATTAGCAATAGCTGCACCCTGGTTTGTACGTGATGCCATTTGCTGCACTTTAGTAGCTGCATCCTGGGCAATATCTTGGGCTATTTTTCTCATGTCAACTTTTGCTATGTCATCCATTTGATTAAATGAACGTAACAATGCTCGTAAATCAGAATCATCAACTGTGATAGTAATTTTGTCACGCTGACCAGCTTTAGTAGGTGATGATGCTTTAAACACTGCCATTACGTATCCTAATAACCTCGACCATGGTGGAGATTTGCTCTGCTGAAAGCGTTGTAAGTTCTGACAATGGCTGGCCTGTAACCACTGCTATTTCGATTAAACTTCTGTAGATGCTTCCAGCTTCGTAAAATTTGTGTTCTCAAATTCTTTGGCAGTAATGTGAACAACGTTATTACGCCAGTCCTCAAAACGCCCAATTGGTTTTTCATCCAATCGTTTTTGCATTGAATAACAAATTCTAAACTGTTGTTCCATTGTCGGTGGCAAACTTGCCATAACTTGGGTGTAAAGGGTAATTCCAGTAGCTGCTTCTGCTTCTGCAATATCCCATGGGATTGTCCAATCGCTGTATTTTTTACCATTGGTTAATTCCCATTCCATTTTTATTTTAAACATTTAGGTGACCCCTGTTTCCGGATTAAGCTACTGCTACTGCGCGTACTGGCATTGTCACTGTTGTGGTCAATGCATCTGGTGCTGTTCCACCAAAGTCAGGACGTTTAGGCAATACACTCAAAGTCATTGTTTTGCTATTGATTTGTATTGTCATTGTTTTAGTTGTGGTTGGGTTTGTGTCTGCATCTGTCCATACATCATCACAAAATGAACCAGCTGCACCCCAGTCTTGCAAAATTTCTAGGGTAACTGAACCTACTTCTTTGTCCACTAAATAATCAACTAAACCGTTTAATGTTTGCACGGTTGCAGTTGGGTCATCTAATGTAACTGTTGCACTAATTATTTGGTCGTCATAGTTAACGCTGTCATAAGTTAGGGCAATTGACCTACCGGTAATTACTGTTGTTGGCATTTTTCCTCCTTAAGGATTCCAGATTGTTCTTACTGAAATTTCAGCTGCTAAAACATCTGTTGTGTTTGTGCTTCTAATTCTTGGACTAGATACGTTTAATATCTGCCAGGAATTAGGGATTAGAGGCAATATGGTTTGAATCATTGTCTCTAAATTTATCAGTGAACCAGGATTACTGATTGGTGCTGCAACACATTCTAAAGTGTATCTAGCAAAAAATGTTGGTGTATTTCCTAATGTTGCAATTTCTAACCATGGGTCAGCAGCTATCATCATTACAGCTGGAGGCATTACTGCCTCGGGCACATGGTCGTAAACTGAATAAATAGAATTAGCTGTTATAGCTGCTTCTAATCCATCTCTCAAACTTTGTAATGTAGCCATTAACCAATAACGCTTTCAACGTCCAGGTAAGGGCCTAATAATCCGATTACGCGATTCATTAAACTACGTCCCATTCGATAAGGGCCGGGCACATAATCTAGTGCTTGTTGTGTTCCTCCTGGGGCAATTCTTGATTGGAATATGTCTACAGATATTGCTAAAATAGCTGATTCGACTGCTGAGACATTGTCGTATTGTGTTAAATCGTTTTCAGCTGCAATGCCTGCTGGAATAACATTTCTAAAATCTGTGTGGATTGGTGCACCGGTTGTAGTAATTGTGAATGTGTATTCATCTAAAATTTCTGCAATGGTTTTATTACCATTTATGTGTGCTTCAACGCCAGATATTGCAACGGTTTGTCCTTTGTAAAATTTGTGTTGTGTAGTCGTGTGAATAGTTGTTAGTGTTGCTGATTCTGATTTATGTTTATCAATTGGTGATGACCATTGCACTAACATTGGTCCAATAATTTGTTCTGCTGTATCTAAAATATCTGTTAAAACGGCATCACTGTATAAAGCTGAGGTTACACCTAAAACACTTCTTAATTCTGATGCTGTTACTACTGATGCCACTTAATTACCTTTCATGTGTGGTGTTACCTGGCAGGACAGGGGTCGAACCTGCCAGGCAACTTTTAGGAGTCGCGACTAAGCAACTGTGATATTACGGAATGCTGTTGGGTATTTGAGGCAGGTTGCCACAAATCCATAAACACCAATATCAATTTGTCCATTTGAAACAACATTTGTACGAATCTGGAATGCTGGAGATTTATACATTGTTGCTGCATCAGATGAGTAAACAACACCTTGAACACCGGAACCGGTGTCAATGTTTGGGTCAACTACTAGGCCTAATCCTGCGATTGTTCCTGCTGTTGAGCCTTGTGTCATCAAACCGGCCGCATTTTGAGGCGCTGCCGCGGCAAATAGAGGTCTCTGTGAACCATCTACTGCTGCAAGTAATGATGCAAAATTACCAGTGTCTGCAAGGAATCTGTTTGGAGTCTTACGGATTACACCGTAAGCATCTGCGATTCCATCAGCAATTGCTGCGTAAAGTGTTGCGCCTGATGATGAACCAGGTGAGCCACATGCAACGCTAAATGCATAAGCATCAGCTTTTTGTGCCCAGGATGCTGCTAATTCTCTTAACAACACATCCAAATATGCAGGGTCTGAACGCTCTATGAGTTCTACACTCACACGATTAGCCCCGGCTATCTTGATTACGGACACTTCTTGGCTAGTGATTGTGGTATCTGTTGAATCAAATTCCACACCCTCAGCTGTTTGTGCTGCACTGGCTTGGGTTCCAATAACTGGGCGATAAAACTTCATGCCTGTTGCTGGTAGTGCACCTTGTTCTAATGAGTCAGCAAACGGCATTGAGTTATCAATGATTCCGATAATGTCTCTTAGGTAACTTGGTGGTACTACACCAATGTTTTCAGTTGTAGTTGCTTCATCTAGTGCTGCAACTAAATTACGTGCTTCTGTATTTCCTTGTAATGCATTAAATTGTGCTTTTGCATATTCGCCAGCTGTAACGTTTAAGTTAACGCGTGGTTTTGCATAAGCTGCACCGGCAAATGTTGTTACAGGTGCTGGTTGTGAGGCTTCAACTGCTGCAACTTCTGGCGCAGCTTCTTGTACCTCTGGGGTTGGTTCTGGATTCATAGAACCCTCCGTTTCAGTTGTGTTTTGTTCATCACTTGCGCTTGTTGCAGTGACTTCTGTTTCGTCTGCTTTTTTAGCAGCGACATCTGTTATTTGTGCTTCACTAAACGCTGGATTTGTTACATGTGACACTTCTACTAATTTAGCAGCTGTCACTACCATTGTTTGTTTATCGTTTTCATAAGAATCTATTTGGGCACCTATTGATAATCCTGATTTTAGATTTTCACTAGCTAAAATTAAAGCATCATCACCGGCTGAGGTTCTTGCAACTTTGAATGTGCCTATGATTCCAATTGGTGTAATTTCATGTGCAATCATTCTGCCTAAAACATTATCCATGTTGTGGTCAGCAAAAAATTTTACATCAGCAGGAATTTCTAGTGAACCGTTTTCAAATATGACTGGTCCAAGTGATGTTTGGCCAGGGCGACCAAATGGCACTATTACGCCTGTGATTTCTCTTTTACTTTGATTAGCTGTTAAAATATCTGATTTGAATTTAATTTCCATTAATCTACCATTTCCTCGTCTCGTCTTACCTCATCTACCGTCATAACTCCTAGTGGGATAAGTTTTGAATAAATTTCTGCGCGTTCTAGTGGATTTCCTCTCAAAAAATCGTCCAAATCGAAAGACACGTATTGTCCTCTGACTGTTACGTCATCCATTGACAAACGGTCCTCAATAGATGAAATGATTGGACGTAAACTGAAATCTAGTAATGCTCTGCGTTCACTTGTGACATTTGAATATGTCATTGAACCACCGGCATTTGCGCCTAAATACCATTCAGGGATTCCCATTAGTCTTGCGATTTCACTAGCTAAGTATTGGCGTGCTTCTGTTAGTTGTAATTCTGCAGAATTAAACCCAACTGAGGTCATGTCTATGGAATCATTTAAAAATGCTGTGCCTCTAGTTTGACGTGCTTGCCTCCAGGCATCTAATAATGCTGTTACACGTTCTTTAGGTAATGGCAGTGTTGATTTTAAAACTACTGCAGGTGTTGGTTCTTGTGCAAACCTATAAACTGCTTTTTCAAGTTCTACAGCTGTGCGAATTGTACGGCCACCACGATTTAATGCGCCCTCATCCATTCCGGTAAATTGAATTAAACTTCCGACACCGGATGCAGGCAATTTTTCGTTGTCTAATTGATAACCTAAAACAATTGTGCCGGTTACATCTAAATCTTGGATAATTCTTTTAGCACTAATCCATTGTGCGCTTGCTGGTCGTCCTGTTGCTTCATCTAATGACATTACTTGCCAATATGCAACACCGTTAAATAAAATGTCCTCAGCTGTCCATGCATAAACTACTGAACGTGGCATTCTTGGGTCAGGATTTCTAATGATTGATGCTGATTCAATTTTTGAACCATCTAATGCACGTCTGGTTTCAAGTCTGATTGAACCAATGCTGCCACAAATAATTCCTCTAGCTCTACTGACTGCTGGCACGCTCATTGCTTCTTGACGTGTTACAAATGTTTGCCCTGAATTAAAACCATTAGCCCAAATGGCCATTGGTGAATCAGGGAATGTGTACGGTGAAATAGCAGCGTCTAGTTTGTCGCTGTCAGGTTTTAAAAAATTAGTAAATATGCCCATTGTGCTATCATTATGCCATAGATTTAAAACTATTTCTATTAATGGCCGTATTGCCTAAGTTTTATTTATGCGATTGCTATGTCTACTTCATTTGATGATTTGCGTTCCATTGCTTTATGTATTGCCAGCATCATTGCAATAGCAGCTGTTGATTCTTTACGTCTCATTACATACCAGCCCCCGGTTTCAGTTGTTTTTTTAATACACGCATTGACTGAGGATGTCAGTTCCGGCTGATTGCCGTGTGTTAAACGGCCCCCAGTCATTGCGCCCAGGGTTTCATCACACGCTTGATAGTATTTTGCACCTGCAATGATTTCAGCTCGTAAACCTGCCTGGATTAATTTACTAGCTATTGAATCACCACTAAATTTGTTTAAAACTATTGCCTCAGCTGTGTAACTTTTAGCCCATTGTGCTACACGGTCAGCAATTCTCAAATCATCAATTGCTTTATCTGATTCTGTTAAATCCATTAATGCAACGGCTATGTTTCCATCATCTAAAATTTGTGACCCCACAATTGCATAACTGGTCCTGTCAGGTGAAAGCTCAACACCAATCCATGTTGGACGGTCCGGGGCTAATTTTAATTCAGGTTGTGTTGATTCTGTCCAGCTGCCGTGTGGCCATGGACTGAGGATTGTGGAAACCCACTGGCATAACATCTCGACCTGGATTATTTCTGGTTGGTCACCCATTCTTGCTTGTAAAACGTCCTCAGTAATTGTGTGACCTAATGCAGGGTTTGCTTGTGACCATGCTTTACGGTCAGCTAGTTTTAATCCTGGTTCAGCACTCCACTCATACCATCCAATGTCATCAATTGTGTTGTTTTCAATTTTTTTTAACGCCCGGTTCCTAATTTGATTTAAAACCACGGAATGAATATCACCGGCATTTGATGTAATCCACATCTGAGGATTTTTAGATGCTTGCATTGTGTAAGCTAGTGCAGCAAACCCATCTGTGGTCCTATGTTGTCTTGCTTCATCTAAATAAACCGTGTTAGCTGTTAAACCTCTAGCTGCTCCAGGTGTTGGGGCAATAATTTTGTAACGGCACCCATTTTTTAATTCTATTTCCTCGCGACCATTAGCCCGGGTTACTGCTTTAACTTTTTTTGATAACCAGGAATAACCATCAATCATTTCAACAACGTGTTTAAACGTTTCTAGGGCAACATCACGGTTTTGAGCTGTAGCCAATTGTAATTTTTCATCCCACAAAAATAAACCGGCTAAAATTCGCATTCTCAGTAAATGTGTTTTACCATTTTGCCTTGCTACGAGCACACCTACAGTTTTATGCTCCCATTTTTCATTAACTACAGCTGAGGCATCATCAATTACATATTCTTGCCATGGCATTAACGGCATACCAATAGCAATTGCTAAATCTTTTACTTCTTTGCCTTTAGTTGGGTTTGTCGTTGGTGTAGTCGTGATTCTCGGTAGTGATGAACCTATGATTACGGATTTCATCTAGTGGGGTCACCTCATTAGATACTTCCGGGCGTTCGCCTCGACCAAATACACT